TCTATATTTTTTATTAACTCATTATAATTATGAATTCTTTGTCCTCCAGTAGTTATTTCAACTCCTCTAAATAATAAGTCAAAGCTGTAAGTCTCTAGTTCTCCACAAGGCATGGTGTACATTGGTCTCTTTTTCCTTGGGTAATGGGTTAAAAATATGAAATCTGAGTTTAACCTTTCCTTGGCATATCTATAAATAAGTTTTTCACCCTCTGGATCAAGGTCTCCATCTAAGTTCTCTTTGCCGTACTCTTTTTCTAATATGTCTAAGGCATCCTTCAACTTCATTCTAGGTATTTCTCCCCGGATCTCTGGAATTTTAACTTCTAGTATGTCTAAGTATTTATTTCCCTCTTCTTTAACCTTACTTAAAATATACTTTAATAGTCTTTCTTCCATGTCCATAACTTCTCTTTCATCTTCAATAAATCCCATTTCAAAGTCCATACTTATATATTCATTTAAGTGCCTATTGGTATTATGCTGTTCTGCTCTATATACATGAGCTATCTCAAAAACTCTTTCAAAACCTGCACCTACCATCATCTGTTTATAAAATTTAAAACGAAATGAACTACTTTTATTTTCTTAACATTCCTTTATGAATAAAAAGGTTGTACGACTCTTCAAACGCAACCGCTACAATCACATTTAAACCGATTTTTGACGAATTTTTGACGAAATAAAAAAGACTAGGGCTTAAATTCCTAGTCTTCATCTTTAAACTTTATTTTTGAATTTCTACACCTTGGATTTTTAAATATTGCCCATCAGTAACAGTTATATAAGAATCTGCTTGGACATTTTCATTTGTAACTATGCTTTCCAACTGATGTCTACTATCTGTAGAAACTTCTGTATATCCCATTCCTGCGGCACTAGTTAATTTTACTTTATATTCTCCTGCAGGTATGTCTTGTCCAACTTTATACATTCCAGCTTTATATAAACCATCTTTAGGTATTACAGAAGGTGCTTCTGCCACTGGGTACATTTCCCCACCTTGTATCTTTAAATACTCGCCTTCATTGACTGCAATATAACTGTGCCCTTCTACATTGTCATTATATAATATACTCTCTAAAGCTCCAGTAGTATCTGTAGAACATTGTATGTAGCCCATACCTTTTGATACAAATAAATATTCTCCAGCTGGAACTTCCTCGCCTATTTTATATGTACCAGCTTTTATCTTACTATTTTTCGCTTCTTCTTTTGGAGTTTCGACAGGTGCTTTTTCTTTAGATGTATCTTTTTTGTTTTCTACTTGTGCTGCGCTATTATTAGTAGTCGCTACTTTATCTTTATCCTTAGCAGAACCACCACCATTTATAGCTGCAATTACGATTATAATTATAATAGTCCAAAACCACCATTTTTTATAAAATTTCTTTTTTCCCTTTGCCATTAATTAACCCCCTAATTATTATTTTATATATACATTGTACAATATATTCACACTTTGTCAATATTTAGAATTATATTAAAAAGGCAAATAAAAAAGAGGGTGGAAAACCCACCCTTCAAATTTATAATAAAGAAGCCGCATTTTTAAAGGTGTCAAATCTGTTTTTGTCTTCTGTTTTGCCGCCTATTTGAATTACTTCTTTAGCTTTTAATCCACTTGCTTTATAATCAGATAATTTCATAAGTGGACAACTATGTTTTTGGCTTACCATAACGGCGCTGAATAAATCAGCATCCCCATAATATACAACTAGTTTATTCATATCGTATTCCTCCTTAGGTTTTGTAGGTTTGGAAATTGCTATATTCTTACCGCTAACGCCCTCTGCTATAGCTTTACCTACATCACTACCTAGCTTTTTATATAGTGCTACGTCCTCGGTAGCTTCAACAAAGCACACCTCAACTATCATAGCTAACATAGAAGTATTATTTAATTCATATAGTTCTGGTCTAACCTTTTGGCCTCTGTTTTTAAATCCTAGTGATCCTAATTTATCAACTACTCTTTGTGCTTCATCAAATTTAGAATACACACATACCTCGCTACCTATAGCACCATCATAGCTATTATAAGCCTTGTTAAAGTGAATAGATATAAATATATCAGCCCCCCAAGAATTAGCTTTATTTACCCCATATGCAAGGTCAGAATTAACGTCCATATTACCAGGGGTCACATCCAGTACAGTATGTCCTAATTGCTTTAGATATTTTATAACTGAGTCTTTAACTTTTCTATCTTCTGTTACCTCATTTATGAGTCCAACTGCCCCACTTGCTTGTGGGTTATGTCCTCCCCTTACTGCTATTTTCATAATCTACCCCTCCTATTTCTTCTTCTTAATAGTTATTTTCCTTTTCTTTGTTACTGTTTTTTTCTGTGTTACCTTTGCCATTAATCATCAACCCCCTCATTATGTGTTGAGTTATCTTTGTATTGATTACCTTCTATGTTGTTAATCTCCGCGTTATCACCTTCCGCAGTTTGTTCTGTTGTAGTAGTAACTGTGTCCTCAACTTCTACGGAGTAGGCACTTAAGAAATAAAATACACTACCCACTGCAATAGTGAAGAATACAATAACAGAAATAAGACAACTTAAAGCCATTTGCCTATACTTTTTATTTTCTTCTCTGTTGTATTGTAAGATTTCTTTTATAGCATCTAGCATTTCAGAAGTAGCATATTGTAGTTGTTCTTCTTTATCCATAATAACCCTCATTTACATCAAAAATTTATTTAAAAAGTACATAACTAAACCACCTAGTAGGGTCGTTACAACTAAATCCCATCTTTTATTAGGCTTGTTTTTAAGTTCTGTTACATCTGCTTTTAATTCTGCTAATATATCCATTATCTGTTTGAATTGATAGGCTTGTACCGAGTTATCCTTTTCTATCTCTGTTAATCTTTCGCCTTGCTTTTCCACTTTCTTTTCTATCTTATCAATCCTAGTTATTATGTTTTCCATTTCCCCCATTATTGCACCTTCTTAATAGGTATATCTAACCCCTTATTATCTGGATTATTGCAGATACCTAGCACGATTAAAATGTTACATATAATCTTTATGGTAGTATCTAGCCATTCTATATCTATATCCACACCAAATTGAGTTAATAACATTCCAACAAGCCCAGCCATGGCTATAATTGTACCTACATTTTTAAATCTGCTAAAATAATTCATCCTTACACCTCTTTCTAAAATAAAAAGACACTAGAAATTAATCTAATGCCTTTAATGTTAGTTTATTGTTCCATTATAATTTTCTTTTGTTCTTCTGTGATCCAACCTTTTTCTATTGCTCTGTCTAACCCAATTTCGGGTAATCTTCCCTGTTTATATAAACTTAATAACATTTCAAACATTTCTATACCTCCAAATTAGCTAATACTAATCTTTCTACTGTTTCTTTTAATATTTCTAATTCTGTTTTTTCTTTAGGCATGTTCTTTTCTGCTTCAATTTCTTCTATGGTTTTAAATTTAATCTCTGCCATAACTATACCTCCACCCATTCTGGAAACTTTTCTTGCTCTGTAGCATCAGAATTAATAAAGTTTAATAGAGTTACAAATAAAACTCCATTTTCTCTTCTTACATTTATAATAGGATTAACTTCTAATGTGGTTTCAACTCCTTCGAATTGTGCACCTTCGGGGAATGTTGCAAAATCAAAAGTGTCTGTTATACCTTTATACTCTACAAATACAACCTCACCATTAAAGTTATAGTTAAATTTTTCACCATTGTTCACTTGAGGACTTAAATATACTTTCATTATTTCCACCTTCCTATTGCTGAAAGCCTAATAGCCATCGTGCCACTTCCTGCTGTGCTTAAGTTTAATACCCAACTGGTTGCAGATGTCATACATGCTAAGTTTTTATATAACGTTATGGTGCTTGAAACGCTTGTAGCAATCAGTGCACATTTTGTTGAAGGGCTGTCAATAAAAGTAGCTGGCATAGCTACGGTTTGATTAGTAGTAATGGTTACATCTAAATTGTAGTTTCTATAACAAATCATAGTTCCATCACCAAATTTTACATAACTTCCATTTGCATTACTTCCACTTGCTACAATTATCGCATCTCTTGCTGACCCGATATCCCTTAATATCAAATCTTGCCATGGGTATTCTATTCTACCTAGTACTGGATTATCCCCAATACTTAAAAAATTGGGAGCAAATGAAGTTTTAGACAAGTTGTAACCCGTTGATGTCCCTTCTAAACCAATAGTTAAATTGTTTTTAGAGGTTTTTATTTGGTCTGTCAATGTGTTTAGATTATTGATAGTTAAACTATTAAATAAAGTTCCACCATTGCCCTTGAAATCTTCCCAACTATCTACAAGTGGTTGTATTAAATCTATTTGGTTTTGTAAATTTCCAGCGGCATCCGTACTCAATTGACCTTTTACAGCTTCAAACCATACATCAAAAGCAGTTTGAAATTGTGCGAATAAGTTTGTAGTATCTATTTGTTGTACCACACCAGCAACTAATCCACAGTAAGTATTATTCTGCCTTAAGTCTGTTATATTAGCTTGTACAATGCTTGTAACTCCATTATTAATAAGTATATCTGCAATACCTAACTCGTAAATATCAGCAGTTCTTGTAAGTGCTGGGGCTATTGGAGAACTGGCAAAAGTACCTTTTTTAAGATAAGCTTTAATTTCTCTATTTATAAAATCTAGCCTTACAACTACTCTATCTATTCTTTTTAGTACTCCGTCGGCTATATCTACATTAATTACTAAGTCTTCTGTAAGGTCATAGAAATATCCATTAATCCACCCCTTACCAGCCTTAACTTTTACTTGCATATTAACGTCTTGCACAACTTGTAGATTAGAACTTGGTGTAGGGAATACTCCATTACCTATAAAGCTAGAAAAATATCTTGCGAAATCTTCTGCTAGGTAGACCCTGTCATATGTTTCGCCGACTAAAGTTGCATCAAAGAAAGAACTTCTCTCCATATTACTTCACCATCCTTTTAATTTTGTCTATTATCGTTGGAATGTTACTACCAAATGTAGGGTTAATTTCAATCTTTCCACCCTCGTAAACTTCCTGTATCTCTGTAATTCTCGTATCGAGTCGTAGACCCCACTTTGTATCTTGTATAGTAACTATATCCCCTAAGTCATAATCTACCTTGTAGACGTTGTTTCCTTGGGTATTTACTGTACTTTCAAAGGCTTGTATCTCGTTATATTCTGCTAACTTTTCTCGACCTCTTTGTTGTAGAGTCTTGATGTAATCAGCATCTGACATTACCACTCCATCAACTTCCTTTTGCAAGTCCCTAGCATCCACAAACAACTCTCTTCTTTCTAGTCCGAAAATAGTTTCATGGTTTACCCAAGTTACAACTCTGTTATCTCCTTCACCTTCACCGGCAATTATCGCAACATTTTTATAGTTATTATCACTTTCCATATATGTTTGACTTAAGATATTTTCAAATTCTCTACTAAAAATACAAGGTGCAATAGAAGTCTGATTTATACTCCTATCTACACCTTGATATACACTAAATACAATTAATTTATTTTCAAAATCTGGTATCATTCTATAACCTAGACCACTAGTATTACTTACATTTTCTAATTCCTCAATTACACTACCATAATTGTTTTGGTAGTAGATATTGATTGGAAAACCTTGATAGTCGGCTAGGACGATATTATCAATCTTTCTTTCTGCCCATGGTACGATACAACATTCATTTACTAACATTCGCATTATGGTTTCGGCAGAAGTAGACAAATAGGAAATTCTACCCCAAACAATACGATAAGACATATAGTTACTAAGGAATTTACCTTTTATAACTAAATCTTCATTACCATTTATGTCTAGGTTTATTTCTATAGTTTCTATATATCCAGCTTCAATCCCACCTTTTTTCCAGATTATATTACCTCTAATAAGATGCTTGATATTATCTGCATTTAAAGGTATATGGAGTTCAAAATCCCCAGGTTTATGATATTTTCTAGTCCATATTAAGGATGTAAAGCCATCTATGACATGTTGAAGTTCTAAAGCTGAATTAAATACATATAGTTCCATGTTACACCCCCAAATAAAACGGATTATAATAAATGTTTACTTCTAAGTTATCTAGGTTGGTATCTGCATCATACCTCAATAGGTTGTCCCCTACATTCAATTGTAGAAATGTACTATCTAGGTCTATAAGATTAAGAATATTAGTTTCCACTCCATTTAGATTATCTATAACCTTTTTAGCACCTACATTAGTATTTACAGTAATAATCTCACCTTGAACCATGCTTTTATTAACTTTAAAGAACTCTTGTGTTTCTACATTCAATATAGATGGGTTTGTAAGCGTTCCTAAAGCCTTAAATTCGATTATCATGCCACTTTCTACATTACCCACATTTAAAGCATTAACTATTAAACTAGGTTCTCTTAATCCCATTATAATTCCTATATTTTGCGGAATTACTAAAGGGAAATGGAACATACCTTTCCATAGTGCTATATTAATTTTAGACTCTAATATATCTCTCCAGTAAGGTTGAGGGCATAATAGGTCTACTGTGAAACTAATTGTATCGAAAATACTATTTAGCTTACAATTAAATCCCTCGACCTCATATTCTATTGCCCTTTCTATATCTCCATAATTTACGATCAACAATCCCTTATTCTTGGGATTAAAAAAAGAGATTAAATTTTGACGTTCAATCTCCTGACTATTAATACCTTTATAATCCACTGTGATAGATATAGGTCTATTCTGTATTCTCTTACTAACTACAACCGAACCATCAAACTGAGCGTTAGAAACTGTATTTAATTCTAAACTTCCACTATCTATCCCATCTATATTAACAAGCTTGTAGGAGGTGTCATTGCCTATCTCTAAGGTTTTATTATTACTTTTTAATGTTAATTTAATCTCCAAAAGCTAAATCCCTCCCAACTTTTTTTAATGCTCTAGCGTTTTCGCTTGGTGTACGTTCCGGATTAACAATGGTTACATTTTGAGTTATGCCATTATCGTTGTTATTCACTACGTTTGATTGACCTCTATAGCCGTTTCTACCTACAATACCAGCCGTTGTCCTAGCCATGTTGTAATCTACTGCTAGTTGCATTTTACCAGCCATTCTTTTAAAGTCTTTTTCTATAGACTTTTGGACGTTTTCGGCTTCATCTGTAAACCCAACTCCGACTCCTTGTGCCATATATTTTCCTATTTCATCTCTGTAAAGTCTTGATGGGGAATGTATGTCATTAGCTGCCTTTGCACCATCAAACAAGCCCTTGAAAAAGCCTGTTACCTTTTCACCTATCCATCCAGCCATGCTAGTAATTCCATTCCAAATCCCTTTTACAATATTAACTCCTATATCTAAGAATTTTGAAGGAAGGTCTTTAACTGCACCTATAATGCTTTTAACCATATTTAATCCAGCATCTTTTGCTTTCGCCCCTAAATCTCTGCCAAATTGAATAACTTTAGAAATAGTATTAATTAGCCATTCCCATATGCGACCTGGTAATTTAGCAAACCACTCTATAACTGCATTGATAGCCTTAGTAACTGCATTAACCATGTTAGAATATGTTTGTTGACCCCATTGGATTATTTTATTTATTGTATTTAGTAGCCACGTCCAAATCTTACCTGGTAGTGAAGCAAACCAATCAACTACTGCCTTAATCCACTTAGGAATATTAGTCACTAGGTAATTCCATGTATCCTTACCCCAATTGATTATTTTTTGAAGCACAAACCCCATGGCATAACCTATTTTATAAGGAAGTTCGTTGAACCAATCAAACATTTGTTGAATCCATGCTGGAATTGTTTCAGTAAAGAAATTTGCTATAGCGTTCCAACCATCTATGAAAAATTGTTTAATGTTAGTCCATAGTGTTCCGAACCATTCGCCTAGAGAACCAAACCATTCTTTTATACTCTCTATCCAACCTGGTATAGTTTCTGTAAAGAAGGACATTATTGCATTCCATGCATTTACAAAGAACTCTTTTATAGAAGTCCAAGCATTGATCCAAAATTCTCTAAAACCTTCGTTGGTGTTCCATAGCACTATAAAACCAGCTACCAATGCAGATATTGCTATTATAATCCACCCTATAGGGTTCATTGCCATTACTGCATTTAGTACCGCCTGTGCTGATGATACTAATTTTGTAGCGGCGGCGGCTCCGTGCATAACCCCAATAAAATCTGCAATTATTGTTATTACATTAAATACTAATAACCCTGTTCCTATAGCGGCTAATGCGGTTGCAATACCACTCAATGTATTATCAAGTTCGCCATTGCTTAATTTTGTAGTTAAATCACTAAACCATTTAGCTACATTGTCTATTACTTCTTTAGCTGGGCCACTAAACTTCTCATAGAAAGCTATTCCCGCACCCTCCAAAGCTGAGCCTAGCAAAGTTAAACTACCTTTCAAATTGTTATTCATAGTATCAGCCATTTCTTGACTTGCACCATCCGAATTATATATTGCACCTGTTAATTTATCATAATCCTCTGGACTTGCATTTATAACAGCCAACATACCAGCAAGACTTTCTTTACCGAATAATGTACTTGCGGCATTTGCTTTCGTAGCTTCATCAAGTCCGCCCATATTTTCTCTTAATATATCCATAACCTCTTTTAGAGATTTCATAGAACCATCTGTATTAGTAAGAGATATTCCATACTTGTCCATGACTCCAGCCATTGCATCCGTAGGCTTAGCCATATTTACCAAAGCAGTTTTTAATGTTGTACCCGCTTGACTTGCCTTAATTCCACTATTAGCCATTATGCCAAGTGCGATACTTGTATCTTCTGCATTGTAACCTAAAGAACCAGCAAGAGGAGCAACATATTTAAAACTTTCTCCCAACATTGCTACATTGGTATTTGCATTAGAACTTGCACTAGCTAAAATATCAGCAAATCGACCACTGTCACTCGCTTTCATTCCAAAAGCAGTAAGGGCATCTGTTACAATATCACTTGTCATTGCTAAATCTTCACCACTTGCCGCAGCCAAGTTCATTATTCCAGGTAAACCATCCATCATGTCCTGTGTTTTCCATCCAGCCATAGCCATGTATTGCAAAGCTTCGGCTGATTCTGTTGCACTAAACTTAGTTTTCGCACCCATTTCTTTCGCTTTATCTGTTAGCATTTTAAGGTCTTCACCAGTAGCGCCACTTATTGCCTGTACTTTAGACATTCCAGATTCAAAGTCCATTCCGACTTTAGTTGAAGCTAGTCCAACACCAGCTACTGCGGTTGTAGTTGCTAAAAAAGCTTTGTTCATAGTGCCTAACCCTTGTTGTGCCTTTTTACTTAACTCACCAATGCCTTTTTCTGCACCTTTGCTATCTATCTGTGTATCTATAATTATTCGTCCCATCAGCCATTGGCTATTCACCCCCTTTAAAATAAAAAACAAGTCTAAACAAGACTTGTTTTAATCTTTATATATCTCCCAATGGTATCCTCCGGCTGTTTTCCGTTTTCCACTTAAACAGCTTCTTATACCGGTAGCACTTTTTAAATTGCAAAATCGTTTTGCTTCTTCTATAGAATCGAAAATTTTTGAAAGTTCAACACATATTATTTTCTTGCCACTTTTGATTTTCCCAGATAAAAGTGTGTTTGTTGGTAAAAAATCTAATTTTATATATTCGTCATATAATAACCAATGATACCCTCCAGAGGTTCCTCTTTGTTGTTTTAAACAACGACCTATTCCGCTACCGCTTTTTAAACCATAGAAATCTTTTGCTTCTTCTATAGAATTAAATATTTTTTTGTTTTCTAGACATATAATTTTATATGATTCGTGATTTTTCTTTTTAATCCCTTCGCTTAGAATTTTATTGACATCTTCGCTAGTTTTACTTAAATATTCGTCATAATACATCCAAACTAAGTTTTGGCCATTTAAGGTACCTGAAAATTTTATTTTATGTTTGCAACACTTAACTATGTTTACAGAAAATAAGTTATATTTTCTACTAGCTTCGATAATAGTTTCAAACATCTCTTTATTGTTCAAGCATATAACATTTCTAGATTGCCAATTATCACTACCAGAATTTCTTCCAATAGACGATTGTCCTATTTTCTTTCTAGTTTCCATAGTGTGGGTTTTCCCTAAATGCTTTAGTCTGTTTAATTCTTTAGAACGCTTACTAGGCACTTTACCTATATTAGCTTGTCTAATTTTTTCTTTTGTGTGACTTGTCATTTTTCTCCCACTGCATCCTTCGCCGCCCCATGTGGCGTTAACAAGGTAAGGTTCTCCACTTATACAATTTCTGTTAATTGTAATACCATAACATTCCTCGAATACGTATTTATAAATTAATTTACGTTCAACATTGTGTGCTTCTTCCTCACTTAAACCTTCTTTTACAATAACTACAGCACATTCTGTTTTATTCATTACTTTCTTAAAAAGATTATTTCTGTTATCAACTTGATAACACCTGTTGTTTTTACCCTTTCCAACATAAAAGCAAGTATTATTATCCAATCTCCAATATTCATAAACATAATATTCATTCATGCTTGTTCACCTCTTAAATATATTATACCACAGTTGACGGTCAATTGACAGTTACTTTGTAAAATAATATAATTAATTTGAGGTGATTTTATGGGAAACCCAAATTTAAAAAATAGAGTAATTCCTAATAGTGCAATTGACAAAGAACTATATGATAAATTAAAAGCTTTATCTAAAGAAACCGGAGTTCCAATATCTAAATTACTAGATAAAGCAATTGAATTATTACTAAATCAGAAGGACAAATAAGTCCTTCTTTTTATTAATTCTAAACATAATAAAAGCACCTACATAAGTAAGTGCATGATTTTATAAGTATATTTCAGTGTTATCTTCAATTTGTTGATTTTTTATTTTACCCTTTAATTCTCTAATAAATTTATTCCAGTTAGTAAATCCAACTATTTGAAAACTAATTACTTTTAAATCTCCAATTTGTGATTTATAATTTATTACTATATAATAACTAATTTCATCCTTGTTTTTATTACCTATTCCACTAGCTCCACCTATTATTGCACCAAGTGAGCCAAGTAAAACACCACCTACTAACGCTCTTCCAACAACACTTTTATTTGCCTGAACTATTTCTTTTTCGGTAACACAATTCGCGGCTAAAATCTGTTCGTATGGTAATTTGATAGTTGGAATGTTGGAAATGTTTTTTCCTTTTATCTCAAGCAAGTCTTCTTTCAAGATAGCTTCAACAGTTAAATCTTTTGTATAGGCTTCAATCCCATCAATATACTTTAGCATAATACCTCTATCTTTATTTTTCTTTCCGAATATCCCCATCACAATTCAACTCCCTATGTAAATATATACTAATTATACCTTACACAAGGAATAAATTACAATACTTTACTAACATCTCCACCATTAAGTAGAATATTATTTATTTCATCTAATTTATTTCTTTCATCTTTTGCAATAGGAATTTTATATAACTCTTGCATCTTCGTATAATGTGCTTTCTGTTCCTTATCTTTTATTTTATTAACATCCATGGCACGATAACCCATTATTTTAACTATCTCATTATCTTCTTTAAGCGCCTTAAACATAGCTTTGAATTTCCACCAATGTAAATAGTCTACATCTTGCAAATCAACTCCATACTGGTCTAGAAATGCTGAATAAATCAAGTCATCATCATAATCATAGGAATAAACATTTGTACTCTTGCCTGTTCCCTTATTTTTAGTTTCGACTTCATCTTTTCCGCATCTATAGAACCACAATATCTTCTCTATGGCTTGATTTAAATCTTTAGGTAATATTGGATAGTAAAGTTCTAAAGCTTGTATAATCTTTTCTTCCTCGCTTATAGAGTTATCTTGCATAAGGAGTTCAAATAAAATAGAGGTGCGAAAATCACTATTAATTTTGTAATCTTCACCCTCTATATTTACTTCTTTAGGTAATAGGTCGATAAGTATATTCATTACTTTTTATTTCTTCTTTGAACTCTGTTAGGGGAATATTTACTTGCCATTTTCTCAACCTCAGCACTTTGAGAATTAACCTGTGTTACTAATTCCTCAAAAGCTTTTAAGCACATCATAAGATTAACTCTATCACCGAATATCTTCTTGTCAGTTCCCTCACCGAATAGTGTGTTAAATACATCAAATATAGCGTTGCACTGAGTTCTAATACTTTCGGATACTTTCACACCTTCTATAGTTTTAGCAACTCCCTCAACATTTTCTAGAGCCTGTTCCCATTTCTCAGCTACTTCCAAATCTAATATGTCTATATCTTGTAATTCCACTCCATTAATTTTCATCCCTCATTATCCCCTTTCAAATTATACTACTTTAGGCTCGAATCCTTCTGTAAATGTCTTAGTATCTGTTACAAATGTTCCTTCAATCGGGTCTGAAATTCCTAAGAAACTTCCACTTATGCCTAATTCTCCATCATTGTCCTCAAAACTATCTACTGCAATTGCTACCTTGAATTTTCTTGCCCTAAATCCAGCAGTAGTTGCAGCCTTGTCTAGATCCACAATTATATATTCTGTTTCTGTATCTGCACCAGTCTTTTGCATTTCTCCTATTTTTCTAATGTGTTCAATAGCTTTTTCAGAAACTATTTGGTCTGCAGTAAAGCTTGTACTCCACTCATAACCTGTAATACTCTGTGATGCACTAGATTGATTTATATATCTCTTAGATGTAGTTTGTGCTGATGGACTCTCATTTAACTCTGTGAATCCAGCTCCTAATAATTCAAAAGCATCTGTTACCTTTAAGTAGTTAGCTTGTATTAATCTTTTACGTACGCTCATTTATATCACTTTCCCTTCACTATTTATTATTAGTTCCAAGTACATTTCTTTCAATTCTATCTTCAACTCTTCTATTCATGTACATTAATGCTATTTCTATATGTTCTAAAGCTTTTTTATTATACTCACTTGCAAATGGCCCAGCTTGGAAACTTTTTAATCTATCTCTCACTATCTCAAGTAAATCAGTATCAATTACTCCATGTTGCGAATCTTTTTCTTTACGTGGCCCTTTCTGAAAATAAATATCAGCAATTACGCCGAGAGTATTACTTCCATCACACCAACAAGTTTCTCCATGTTCAGATATTATATATCTGTGATATGCACCTCCTGGCCCAACATCATCTACTGAATAAACATCATTTAATTTTTCTCTCTTTTGAATGGTATTTAGCTTTTCCATTTATATCACTCCTATTTCTTCTTTAAATATTTTAATCTTAAACTTATTTGATACTGGGCCGTATCCTCTGTTACCGCAAAGGCATAACCTGTGCTAGTAACCTTAATCTCCAATGGTTCAAGTCCATTCTCTAGGATAGGTAATATCTCATTATCATTATTAATTTCTATCCAATCAGCGAATTTTTCATAGAATCCCGAGTTATCTATATTCTGTAGTACATCAGCTCCATAAGGCTCCCTAGATGTAAAGATAAAAGCATATTGCCTTATACTGTCACCATTAACATATTTCTTTAGGATAGGTTCTATTGGAATTTCTTCTATAGAATAAGTGTCTGGACTAGGTTCTAGGTAGTTGACATTAACCCTAATAGCGTTATTGAAGGTATCTAGGTAAGGACAATTTCTTACGTAATTTCTTAAGCTTTCAATTATCATTTTGCCTTACCTCCTACAAATTCAGCTATAGATTGAACTATCTTATCTCCATTATTTATCCACATTCTTTTATCCCACATCTTACCTCTTAAACCACCTTGTGACGTTCCTTGCTTTCCCATACCTTTATTAGTGTAATATTGTTTAGCGGCGTATGGTGCAGAATATATTATTCTATCACTTTCTATAGTAATCATCATATCTTTTAATCTACCTGTCTTGAATGGAATGTAGTTATTAGAATACTTTGCTACTTGCTTAGTAAATTCTACTTGTGCCTTTCCATTTTTATTTAGATATCTTTTCAATAGTATCTTTTGGGAGTCATCTATATCAACTCTAACATTAGTAGCCATATTTATATCCCCTCAACTTCCATATGCCCTGGTAGTGTATCATTAACAGACTTAACATCTATTACATTGTCAAAAGTACTTTCTAAGTCTGATAGCTTATAGGGTGATATTCCTGTTACTTCAAAGGATACATCCCCTTTAACTACCTTGTCCCCATCACTAGCGAATGTGAAATAATTAGGTCTTTCTGCATCTGTTAGTTTTTTAAATCTCTTAGGTGATACATAATTATCTAGCTTATCTAAAAATATTAAGGTGCTATCTGCAAGTAATAAACCATTATTGCTAATAGTGGCATTTCTTTTACTTTGCCAATCAACATCTTTAATAACAGTTCGTTGGTATTTGTCATAGCCTAGGTTATTGTCATAGTATCTATTGTAGATAGTAATATCTGTGTTTGGAAATAATACCATATTACCACCCCACTATATAAGGTCTAGGCAATAAGGCTTTTACACCACCAGTTATACTAAATACTTCAACATCATCACCAAAGCTATATGACTTATTTCCTTCACTAACTGTTTTTATCCCTGGTATTCTTTTAGCACTATCTAATTTAATAGTATCCTCAATTATTTTCTTTATTGCCAATGGGAAGTTAGTCTTAATATATTCATCTGTCCACTCAGCTTTATTCTGTACATTAAGATAATATCTAATAGAGTTTATAGCCGCGGTTTCCATTTCTAAGTCTGTAAAGGTCATATTAACCACCTACTTTTTGCCCTTTTTATCATTCTTGTTTTCTTTTTCTAATTTTTCTTTTTCTATCTCTCTTCTTCTACGATTAAATCCAGTTATAGACATCTTAATTCCTCCTTAAAAAGAAAGAAGAGGAAAACTCCTCTTCTATAATTTATGTTTAAATGCTACTATACGAATATTTTTGTTTTCATATACTCTATTCCAGTTAGTAGCAGTTGCTAATTCTGTATTTGTTGGAGAAGAACCAGCTACGCTTGTACTAGTGAATTTTACTCCTCTTGGGTGTAATAAGAAGTGTTGTCTATTAATAAGAATATCTTCACCAGCTAAAGAATCTCTGTCTGTTTCTGTTGGAACTGGTGCTGATCCATTTCCTTCTCCTATAGCACCTTCTCCGAATAAGTAAGTAGTATATACATCTGTATCTACTGGACAACCATCATCCACTATTACTCTTTTACCCATGTAAGTAGGGAACTCAACAACTCCTTGTGAATTAGGAATATAAGATATTAAGTTTTGTTGTTCTAATGCAGTAAATGTCGCTGAGTGCATTATTACTGCAGTTAGTTTGTCAGAGTTATCACCTAACTTATTTTTAGCTACTATAAAACTTGAACCGCTTATTTTTTCAGCGCCACCAGTTAAAGCAGATATGTCGTGAACATTTCCACTCATTGAAGCAGCGGAGAATACACCTTTTAATTCTGCAAGTAAAACCTTTTGTTTCATTCTTGCCCAATATTCAGCCACTAAGTCTCCTATTGCGCCCATAGGGTCATCACCAGATAATGCCTTAGCTAAGTCATTTACTCCCCATGCCTTACCTCTCATTAATAGTACTGCAATATCTTGTCCAGCGCCTATCTTTCCTGGTGTCAATGCAGAACTATCTGATAATACTTCATCATCACCAGTTAAATCTTTCCAGTATGGCATATTTATTAATGTTCCACCACTCATTGCAAGAGTATCTAATTGTGGATCTCTTACTATAATTCCGCTTCTAACTAATGCAGATAACTGCGCAGTTCTTTCTATGATATACGGATTAAACACCTCTGGTACTATTACATCACTTATTTTTGTCATTTTTATCTCTCCTCTTAATTTAAATTATTTATTTGCACTAGATTTTAATGTACTTGCTAATGCTGGATTTTCTTTTAGTATTCTAGCCTGTTCAGTTAAGTTAAAATGTTCTTTGCTAAATGGATTTTTCAAAGTTGTAGTTTCTCCCTTAGGAGGTACATACTCTCCACCTTTTAACTTCTCTTGTACTAAGCTATCTACAGTACTCTTAAACATATTTTCAAACTTGCCTATATTTTCGTTAATAACTTCTTCATTGTCTGCAATAATAAAATTTACTAACTCGCTAGGTAGTTTCTTCTCGTTTAAGGTCTTGGTGTACTTAGCCATTAATTCGGCTTTTGTTTTGTCTTTCTCCATAGCTTCAAGCTTTTGTTCTAACTCCAAAAGTCTTATTTGTTCTGGAGTTTTACCCTCGTTTTCCTTGTCTTTAATTGCTTTCTCTAAATAAGTAGGCATTTTATTGGTTTTAAAGGACTCTACTCCCTTAGAAACTGCCGAATCTAAAGTCGATTGATGATATCCTTTTATGGTTTCGTTGTTAGCTAACATAGTTTTAAAGTCCTCTAATGTAATACTATTAACATCAAAGTCCTTAGCTAAAGACTTTATTTCTTCATGTTCTTTTAGTATGTCAATTACTTCTGCTTCATCTTCCATACTTTCTAATAATTTTAGTAAATCTATCTTTTTCAAATTTATCTCTCCTTTTGCCCCTTAAAGTTCAAGCCCTTAAAGTGCATATTTTGCATTAAAAAAAGCCTTATTTTTAAGACTTTAACCTGTGCTTTCTATAAACTTTAAATCTTTTGTGGGTATATCTTTCTTTGAAGGATAACTTTTGCTTCGAGCCCTATGAGTGTGGACAAAAAACCCATCATCATCTTTGCCTACTCCAACTCCATATTTTTTACCATTTTTAGATATAGATTTTTGTAAATTAAATTCGGGATGTTTATCTCTCTTCTTTGGCATATTTATTCCCCCACTTTCACTACTTATAAAACATTTATTTCTTTAAACAATTTAACCATTTTAGGTATTTGTTTAGCAAAATAATCTACCATTTCTTCGTTTCTTGCCCAATCACAACATTCAGCCAAGCCACTCTCTTCTATAAAAGCGTGAATAATCTCATGTCGAGTTACCTTATTCTCAAATTGCTTTATATTTTTTAAATCGTCGCATTCTTCGCTAACGAATAAGCCTATATTTATTTCTTTTATACTGTGGTCGCAAAATCCATAATTAGCATTCATGTTTTCATTTTCACTCGACAAAACTTCTTGATTTAATGTGTATTCTGTACCTAAAATGTTTATCTTTTTACTTTTCATATTTCCCCCTATTAATTAAATCTCGATTTTCCTTTTAAACATACAAAAACATTTATTAAAAATATTTATCTGTATCCACGCTTCTGCATATCTAATCCTGTTTTCTTCGTATTTAGTAATGTAATGATGCATATTTATTCCCCCTATTTTATTATTTTAAAGTAGCTACCTAGCCACCTCATTAAATCCTCGTCATCCAGGGTGTATTGTTCCTGGTGCATCTTCTAAATCATATATTTTACCATCTATGCCAATACATATCTCGCAAATTCTATTATCTAAAATTTCATTTCTTTTTACTTTTTCAACGCCTGTTTCTTTGCAAAATCTTATAAAAGCATCATTGGAACATCTATTAACCTCTGTTTCAACTAACCTAGATGCATTATATTTACTAGCTTTAAACCCCTTTTGTATATTAGCTTTTATATCATTAACGCCTATTTTGCCATCTAGGAATTTTTTAACTTGCCTTTCTAGGTATTTAGAAACTTCTTGTTCGTTGTCCCATACCCTCGTTGAGAAGTGTTTTCCTTTAAAATTAGCTTCAATGATTTTCCTAACATCTTTTAAGCCTTTATTGTAGCTATAAAAATTAAAGGCTTTTCCAGTAATGCTAGTTAGAATATTTAATATAGTTTCTTCTTGCAGTGTTGCTTGTCCTTTAGTTGCCTTTTTAATCACCTTAGTAAGCCTTAGGAGTTCTTTATTCCTCTGTGCTATACTAAGTGCCATTACACCCTCTAAAACTGTGTAGGTAAGCATTATTAAGGCTATTTCTTGAAGTAATTCTTTTTCATTTTCCTTTTGCTTATCATAGACTTGCTTCATCTCTTCGTCGGCTTCATCATATAGACTTGCTATAAACTTTTCTTCTTTAGTCATTATATAACACCTTCAAAGCCTAGGTCATTAGTTGGTACTCCTGTCACTTTCTCATATTCTTCAACTTCTTTTAATGCCTTTTTATATTCTTCCTCGCCATTAGTGATAAAAGATAATTGATTTAAGCCAGTACTAGCACTCAATTTGCCATTTAGTTGGGTTATTATCTGTGCTATTTCTACGTCGTTAGAAGGTACGTTCATAGTATATTTGATAATTATATCCCTATAATCATAATTCTTTCCTTCTTTAAGGTTTATATAATTCAATAGACACATAACTCTGTTTTTAAGGCAATCTGTAAGGCAATTTTGAACTATATTTATTTTGTTTCTAAGGGAAATTAACCTTGTTTGTAGTGCAACTCCACTCGTGTTACTAGCTGGTGCTATATTATGGTTAATATGTTGACTTATTTCATATATTTTATTTTCTAGTGTATCTATAAAACTTTTTAAGAAGTCACTAGATATGTTTTTTATTAACCATTGCACTTTACCATTTGGATCACTAGTTTGAAGCACACCCATCTGTTTCATTTTTGTAGCATCTGCATCATCTAAAGACAAACCATTTATAACTAAGTAAGCTAGTCTAGTATCGCCTATCTCATTACTGTAATCACTCATCGTATACTCATAGTTATCTTGTAGACTTTTAATATCATTGTATATAGTGGAATTTTTACCCTCGGGCAGTCTAGCAACACCTACTGGACATTTGCCTAAGTAGTGTCTTATAGGTTCTTCTACTTCTTCAAAACTTTCATTATAGTGATAGATATAATTATCATCAAATATATCCACATACACAGTATCGTCTAAATCTTTCTTATAAATATATAAGAATAACTCAGCTTGCCCTTCTGCATTTAAATAAGCTATACCCTCAGTAGGTTTTATTACTTTAGTTTTAAATTCATCATTGTAAATATACTTAAGCTCATAGGCAACACCGAAAATGCCCATGACTTGCGCTAATTCAATGTCATTACTACCTTTTTGATTTTCAATATTGTAATTTATAACATCTAATACATTAGAATCGCTTTTACTAGATATATAAGTAACTTTATTACCTACTGCGAAAGAAGTTTCTTCATCCACAAACTTTTTTACGAAGTTTACAGATACTGTCCTGTTGCTTCTATCTGTTTTTTCATATAACTTTAAATCTGTTTCTCCTATATAATAATTGTACATCTTATCATACTCACCTAATTCAGATGTGTATTTGTCATATAGCTTTTTAGCTATTTCTATATCAAATTTCACTTTCTCACCTCCTAGAATAATAAATTTCTATTTAATAGTTGAATTTTGCTTACCGCTCCGCCTATTTCTGTAGTAACTCCATATCTTAAAGAGTCCAAACAGTGATTATACTTATCTATAGGTACATTTATATATTCCCCATCCTTACCCTTCTTCCAAGTGTAATTTTTTAACTCTTCTTGTATCCCTTGGCAACTAGGATGGATTATTATTTTATATTGTTGTAATAGGTTAATACCATTAATAATTGAATCCTTACCTTTAATAGCTGGCCTAACTCTTTCAAGTCCATTTCTTTTAAGTTCGTCTATACTTTTAGGTTCAGCACTGTCGCAAGTTATAACTTCTTTTCTATATCCCATTTCAATTATTTTTTTAGCAATTTCATCATTCAAAAGTCCTTTTTCTTCAAATCCATCATATACCCATAATATTTTATTCGTTTCGTCTATTATACTGCATACAAAAGCAGTAGGGTCATTAGTGTAACCAAAATCCAAACTGAATATAGCCTTGCAACCCTTTATATTCTGTAATATTTTCATGTAGTCAAATAATTCTACCTTCCAATTTGTATATACTAACCTGTCAAGACTCGCAAATTCTCCAAGCGCATATATAGCATAATAAGCTGGATTTGTTTTCTGCATATCCATAAGGCTTTCTATGTATTCAGTAGGTAGAAATTTATTATCTTTGTAGGTAGTGTGTAATATTACTGTATTATCCTTGTTGTAGTCAGCAGTTTCAGCAAACCAACGTTTATACACCCAATTTTCTTTACTAACAGGGTTAAACATTACATGGACTTGGTTATATAAGTTTTTAGAACGTAATCTTAACGTTAATTGGTCGAAATCAAAATCATTAATTTCTGTACATTCTTCGACTACTATATCATCTATATTTGCAATAGATTTAATCTTTTCCGGATCATCCATACCCTTAAATATAAAATGGCTACCATTAGGCAGCTCAATAGTTAAATCTGTTTTATTTACTTTACACTGGTCGTATAAATGCCAATCACTAAGAATGCTTTTAACTAAAGCAAAACATGAATCCCTTAGTGTATTGCTTACTTTTCTAACTACTAAACATTTACGATTTTCATATTTTAGATATTTTAATATTAGCTTTTGGAATACAAAGTGTGACTTACCACTACCAGCACCCCCATAAAACACATTAAATCTAGTATTATAATTTTCTAATTGTGGTACAAATACATCATTAAAGCATTTTTTAGATATTTTAAATTTAGTGTTAGCTATGGTAAATCACCTCCTTAAAGGTATAATAAAAAGAGTAATCCATATTGAACTACCCTTAAATTTGACCTTTGTTTTGAAAAAATATTTATTGTAACTGTGAGAAGGGGTATTAAAATATATAGAGAAGGTATACCCCCTAGTACTAATAATAACAATCATATAGCAATAATAATTATTATATAACAATACAATTCAATGTCGCGAAATAATGGTTTCACGACATTATAACCTAAACCTCTAATACTCTCAAACCATTGATACCACTGGCTTTTACCCTTTGTAACGCTATGTCGTTGTTGATATATACACTCACCTTTGTATAATGTGCAATATCTATGCAATAATTCACACCTTTTCTGTATGTTTATTCACTATTTAATCCTCTAAACTAACCTCAATAGTCTTGTTAGTCTGTTCAATCTCTTGTTTATCTACGTATCCATAGTTATTCTTAAGCGTAAATATCGTACCTACAACGCTTTCTTTGTGATATAAACCCTCTTCGTACTCCATCTCTATCCTAGCCTTAGCTCTTTTTATCGAGTTTACATAGAGTACTTTCACATCATCATCAATACTCTTTAACCAATCATTCTCTAAGCTATTCTCATACTCTAATAAAGTCTTTCTTGTAGTATCTAAATACCAAGCTAAACCACTCATAGTAATATGTTTATTATTATCTTTAGCCCATTTATAATACTCTTGTATCTTAGATTCTAATTCCTCTGGTGTTTTAAACTTTAATGGCTTATTAGCTTTATTCTTACTCATATATCTACACCTCACTTCCATACCATAATTATATATTTTATATACTTAACGTTCTTTACAACCCCTATAAACCCAAAATAAAAAAGGACTGTAGACGGAGTAACTTAGTACTCGTTAATATCTACAACCCTTATATCGTCTTACCCACTCCATTACGATACTTGCTAGACTCCCATTCTCTAGCACCACACTGTAGGTCTTACCTACTCACTTTTCTAAAAACAATAGGGGTAAATGGGGAAAATAAAAAAGCTGGATATAATATACCCAACCTTCTACAATATCAATATAACACATAGAAAATCAAATGTAAACGCCATGAACACGCCAGTTTCACGCAAAAGTACGCCACTTTATACGCCATTTATCAACTATTTAAATCCCTACCGCACATAGGACAATAATTTATTCTCTTTTCTGCTATACCATCACCCGACGCTTCAAGATAAAATCCATCAGACCTTCTATCTAGTATTAAATAAGTCCAACTCTCTTCTTCGATATATATATTTTGTTCTTCTTCTAAATTACATATGCAATTATTCATTCTCTCTACCTCCCCAACTTCTTAATCAAATCCCATATACTAAAGCTAGTCTTATTATAAACTTTATTATACATAGCCCTCTTTGGCTCAAATATCATCCCTGTGCCCTTCTTTCCGTAAAGAGGATTAATTGTACTCTTAACTTTTCTCTTAAGCTTAGCAGTCGTTCTAGCCTTAATTGACTTCTTTAGGCTTGGTGTTCTTAATCCTAACTTCATAATTATCTCCTTTCTTTTATGCCCCTTTATTTGCAATTAATATAACATCTTCCTTATCCATATCTATTTTAGTTACTTTCAACTTTGCTTTTTCAAAATCTTCACTTTCAATTCTAGCTTTTCTTTCTGCATGAAGTTCATCTTCTGCTATTACCACCATTGCATAATCCTCAACCCATCTTATATTTTCTATTCTCTCAACTAAATAACAGTTCATAATTATTTACCCTTTCTTTTAACTATTTTTATAATTACATTCTCGCCTTTTCTCTCAGTATCTACTTTGATATCTAAATTTAAATCATTTATAGCTTTAGATGGGTTCTTTATGTATCTTTGATAAAACATCTTATCTTCTATTTTAGCACCTTGTCCTAATATATTTCTTAATCCATCCATACTCATAGTTACACAACCTTTATTACCTCTAAGTATGGTTAAGGCATATAAATAGAATTTCAGATCATAAGTCTTTTTTAATGGGCATATATTTTTAATTGATATAGTTGTAAATCCACCTAAACACTTTCCTTCTTCATCTTTAGAAACTTTATCATCAATTACAGTTAATAACTTTGCTGCTGACTCTGTGAACAATACTTCTATCCTTCTTTTGTCATTATTGAATATAATCTTTTCATAAAGAGATATTACAGTATAATTACCATCACTCCATAAACCTATAGTACAAGCATCTTTTAATAAATTCTTTTCTATATCTTTAAAATTGTTTTTATCAACTCTGTTTATATTATTTAAAATTTTCACTTCATCATAGCTTATATTAACTTCCAATTCTGACACAATGCCTATTTCTTCTATATCAACATCTATACTTGATGAGTCAATACCAAACTTCTTATTATTAACCGCCTTATTCCTCTGTATTTCCTTCTTGATTGCCACCGCTCTTGATTGCAATTTTCCAAAAGCATAATAGAATAGTTTTTCTTCTTTAGTCGTTAGGTTTTTGAATTGTTTAAGTACATCATTATCCATAATTAAATGGTCTAAGAAACTACCTTTCATTACTATCACTCCTTAATAATATTATATCATAGTATCAAGATTTTATATTTAATGTTACTATAAAAAATAAAAAAGAATTGTAGGAAAACAGTTCATCCGTACTCTCTGTCAAATGAGAGTATGCTATATGTTATATATACTCCTGTTAATAACTTTTGTTAATAACTTATATGACAAATCCGCAATATATTGATATAACTTAATTTACAAGGTGTAAAGGTAACAGATTTTAGCAAGTTGGTAACAGATTTTAGCAGTAAAGTAACAAGTTTTAGCAACGTGGTAACAGATTTTAGCAACCCATAAGAAAAGACTAGGTTTTACCCTAGCCTAAATTCTTCTCTATCCTTTGAACTGTTCTCTCACCTATTCCTAAAATATCAGCAGTTTCAGCTTGTGTGCATTTCTTAACCTTTCTGAGAAACTTAACCTTTTGATAATTATTAGTAAGTAATCCTAAGTATTCATTGATATCAACTTCTGTCTTCCTAATTGCAAGTGCATTTTCGCTAAGTTCTAGCAGATTTACAAGTTTCTCTCTTTCCGCCGAATAATCCTCTATATGAAATTCTTTGTTACCACCTTTGATAGTATCGTAGTCATTATAACTTGTACCTTTTCCATATCCTTTAGGCATAAAAGCTTTTTTATATAGCCTGTCTAAATCATCTATCTGCTTTTTAGTCTGCTTTATAATAGACTCTAATTCCTTTATTTTTTCTATGTTATTCATCATCCACCACACCTATTTCCCACTCTCTAAATTTAGCTTCAAACGTATTTTGTATATAAATCCAGCCGTTTTTTATTTTATCAATTTTACAAAAACATTTTATTGGATATGCATAAATAATTTTGTTTAAATATTTATCTTTCAATTCTTTATCTGAATCAAATTGATTATTATTTATTCTTTTACCCCTAAACTTAATCTCTCTCATTTTCTACCTCCTCGATAAACCCCTTATTCTTAAGAATTTCCCTAACATAGTAGTAAAAGGTGTTATATATCTCACTGCCCATATAAGCCTTGTCTATAGGGCGAATAATCGTATTGTACCTTGCTTCAATAGTCTTAAGTCTTGCATATAGGCTTTTAGGTTGGTATTCACTTCTATAGTTGCCACTTCTTACATTGTTATCAAAGTTTCCATCTTCTAAAAACACATAATATTTAATTTCATATTTGTTTAGATGCGCTAATTCTTTCAAAAATCTTGTATCATCCTTTAGGTTTCCACAAAGTTCATCTATCCCGTTTTTTCTCTCAATTACTATATCTCTATCAAAATAAATCTCCCTTTGCTGGCCTTCAAAACTATTAACTGGTAACATACATCCATAGTCCCCAAAGTCCAATTTCTTAACCTTATATGGTATTTTCTTTTTTTCTAAGAACTCTATTACGTGATGGTTGCTATTTTCCCTACTGTCTATTAATATCGTTAATTTCTTAAGTGTTTCCTTCAACTCTTTATCTCCTAATTTATATCTCATCTCGCACCTTCTTAAAATAATTATAAATATCTTTTAACCTTTCTTGACTAAATACATCTGATTTTTCATACCATTCATTAAAATCTTTATCCCCTTTAGATGCATTACAACTTCTACAACTAGGCAATATGTTATATTTTGTAAACTCTCCATTCTTGTTTAATGGTATGAAATGTTCTTGCTCTAGCTTTGTTTTTCTACCACAATAAGCACATCTATATTTAAAATATTTCGTGCATATATCCCATTCAGATGAACTAAAATTATTCTCTAATTCTTTCTTCTTTGCCCTTCTTCTATTGGTTCTTGTCCTGCTTATAATATTTCCCTTTTCTGAATTATAATAAATTTTTCTTGTTTTTCTGTCCCTTTCTCTATTTTGTTTCCTATATTCTTCAATGTGCTCTTTGTTTTTTTCTGACCATTCTTTCTTTAATTGAATGCAATGCTCTCTATTTTCCATTCTCCACATTTTGTATTGCTTTGAACGTTTATCTTTATTTTGTTTCCTATATTCTTCAATGTGCTCTTTGTTTTTTTCACGCCACTCCTTGCTGCTCGATCTTATCTTCTCCGCATTGTCTTTAGCATATTTTTTTTGGCGTTTGCTTATTTTTTCTTTATTTTTTAATCTATACAATTTATCATATTCACTTTTGCACTCTTTACACATACAAGAAGTTTGACCATTGTTTTTCTTAGTGAAATTATTAAAATTATCTTCCTTTTCTTTCCCACAACTTGTACATTTCTTTAACATTAGTACATCACTCCCTCATATATATTATATCATACTTTGTAATACTTTTGGGTATTAAATAGCAATATATAATAAAATATGTTATTGTATATTTGAGGTGATATTATGGAAAAAATTAAAACATCAATTAGCTTAGATAAAGATATTTATGAACAAATTAAAATTATTGGTGAAAAAGAAGACAGAAGTTTTAGCCAACAAGTAAATAAAATATTAAAAGATTTTTTAAAAGAGAAGGAGAATTAATCTCCTTTTTTCTCTTTAACCCTATTTCATCCTCTCACCTTCAATTTTACTCAATTTTATTGTATTCAATTTATAAGGATGTAGGGGTTTTGTGCCTACACCCTTAGTTCTGACTTTACTTGAATTACGAATTAATCTTTTTCAAGAACCCACTAAGCCATTCAATAAAATCTATTTCTTGTGGCTCACTTGGATAATTCCCAGTTCCCCAAGGCAAATACATAGATGCAAAATATGTGAAACTATTTGAAGTCCATTTTGCATAGTATAATGTATCCACTCTTTTACCTATCCAATATTCATCTTCACTCTCACAGTAATAGAATTTTATAATATCATCTTTATCTTCCACATGAATAAGTAACGTAGTCATTGCACTTACTGCCGTATCGAAGTGTTCTCCTATTTCTTTGCAATCTTCTTTTCCTTGTCCATCTAAATTTGCTGATAATACTTGATTTTGTAATATAGGTTTTAACTGCGATAATCCTGATATGGCATCTCCTAAACTCTCTTTGCTAAATTTAAATACTTTAATATCATCCATGTATTAATCCTCCTTTAATTTCTCAATATCTCAATTTTTGAATTGTGAATCACTCTTCCACTTGACATTTAATCCAATTTCTTTTTAATTCTTTTTCATCTATAGGAATAGCCAAGTTTGAGAATGGACAAGTTTTATGTTTTATTATTACCCCATTACTCCATAAGTCAGTCACTCTACACTCCGAAAAATCATGTTCCTTCCCCATAAATAAGTCACATTTTAAACAATATTCCTCAACTATTGCTCTAGTCCTAATTTGCCTATGTTCTGTATTAAATTTTAACCCTCTATACTCTTTTGGGTGAATATACTCCATTTAAAAATCCTTCCTTTCTTTTCACAATATCTACAAATTGCTTATTATCCTACTGGTCTTTTCCAAAGTAGCAATAACCATTATTACAAATTATTTTCATTCTTTTTAAATTCATTTAATTCATCTTTAGTTTTTTTCAATCTTTCTCTTAGTCTTTCTATTATTATATCTTTATCAACTAACATATTATTTCTATAGTTAATTTTACATTTTAAATCTTCTATATCTCTTTCATACCAATCTTCATTATGCCTTTGATATTTAACAGTTTGTAAAACTTTATCAGCTGTTATATTTGCAATTTTTTCTACATCTTCATCACTCAGACTTACATTGAATTTCATTATTTAATTTCCTCCTTACCACTCGCATATACTCTAAATGAAAATATACAATAACCTTCTTCTAATCCATATTGACCGCCTAAAAATACATATGTTATTCTTGCATTAATATAGTTTCCTGTATAAATACCATCTTTAAACTCTCTCAACTTAACTGTATCTCCAACCTTGAAATTTCTATCATTCTTTCTTATTTCAAATCTTTTTCTACTAGATAAAACATCATAAAAATATTCTGGTAATATCTTAAGTTCATGTTTTATTTTCTCTATTTTAAACTTGCCTTCACAATCTTCAAAATCTTCGTCACATCTATTTTCGCATCCCTTAACATCACAAGAATAACAACATATATTACCTTTATTTTCACTTTTGTTTCTGCAATTATCTAATTTGCATATATACATATCATTCATTTTTATTCACTCCCTTAACCCTCGGTCTATCCTTAATTTTTTCTAAATGCTTTGGATACTGACTCATAACATAATCAGCATCTAACCCCATCTTCTGCAATGCTCCTAAACAACTTTGTACTACATCAAAGAACTCCTCCACTGAATTAGTTGCATCATGTTTTAATACTGCTTTTTCAAACTCGTCAACTTCCTCGTAGGCCTTGTCTACTTGTTGTATTAGTGTAATTCCTTCTAGGTTAATATTTTTAAGTTCTATCATCTATTTTCACTCTCCGATACATAATTCTTTAAATCTCGGTAATGTTTCTATCCACTTGCAAAATTCTTGCCACTCTGGTAACCTATGATTTTTTCTTTGCTTATAAACTGTCTTTAGTTGCCTATAATTTGTAGTTAGCCTTGCAGTTAGTTGAAAACCACATGGATTACTATAGAGTAGTTTTAGATAGTCCTCTTTATCCTGTGTGGTGTTATATCTGTCTTTTAACTCCTCCATGATATCTATTATCCTAGTATCAACATACTCGTTATATTGCTTTCTAAGGTTAAATTTTGCTATCCTATGCATGGTAGATTGAGAGGACACAAAATCAATAAAATTATATCTTTCTAACTCCACCCAAGCCTTATTTGAAAATGTTAGGTCGAAGGAAACTAATATTCCATTTAGGAAATTATCATGCCCCTCGCCTATCTCTGTTGTACCTAGTCTTTGGCATAACCCATTATTGATATTAATTATCTCTGTATCTATTGCCATTGGATAAGATGCCGCTTTTAAACTTTCTTCCATATCGTATATTTTTACATTACTAATCATTCTCTCGCTCCATTTCTGTATAATACTGCTACAAACAATATGTCGAAAACTATAATTCCCATTATTATTTTTAATAGCATTTGTATTACCTCCAAAGGGGAATTTAATCCCCTATTATATTTCCATTATTGTTAGAAAGGCATATCCGTGTTGTTATCTTCACTAAAATAATCCTGTGGCACATCACCACTTTGAGTATTGTTAGTATTGTTAGTAGTGTTATTACTCTTGCTATCTAAAAACTCAACACCTTCATACATATCTGCAACAACTTCTGTAACATATCTTTTGCTACCATCCTTGGCATCATACGACCTAGTTTCTATACTTCCTCTAACTAATACCATACTGCCTTTTTTAGTGTAATTCGCCACCGCTTCGGCACTCTTGCCCCATACTACAACTGGTATAAATGCAGTTTTCTTATTATCTCCAAATCCTTTGTCTACTGCTATTGTAAAATTTGCTATTGCAGTACCTTTTCCAGATGTAAACTTTAACTCTGGGTCTTTAATTAATCTTCCTTTAATAATTGCTAAATTCATCCTTATACACTCTCCTTTGCTATTTCACAAGCTACTTTCCAATATGCTTGGAGTAAATCTTCTCCCAAATCTTCATGCATATCATATTCATATTTTGCAAAGCTATCCGAATATCCAATTTGAATTGTATATCCAATATCACCATTGTAGTAAATTTGTAACTTACAGGCTGTCTTATCCTCTATAAACTTTCTAAGCTGACCTTCTGTGAATAAAAGTACTCCATATTTTTTAATATCATTTGAAAATGTCTTAAAGAACTCTAACTGAACATTATTTACAACTAAAATATTGTCTTGTTGACCATTATATAAATTACAATATAAATCACCTATACTTGGTTTCCACCACTCCATAAATACTTCTTGAACTTCTTTAGGTTGCTCTAAAAACTCTGCTGCACTTATAAATTCCATTACTCTACCTCCTACGCTAATTTATTCATTAAGAAAAACAATATCGCCATTAGCATGTAGTAAATAGCACTTAAATTTAAACTTTCTTTGTGGGCTTTACTCGCTTTTAAAAAAGACCAAACACTTGCGATTGCAGTTCCTACATACAAAACCAAAGTTAATATTTTAAATAAAATTTCCATCTTTCTACTTCCTTTCCTAATTGACTCTCAAATAATAATGAAAGTGTAATGTTGTGCCTGGTTAATTTATATTTCTTAGTATTTTAAATATAATTATTTTTCTGTCAAATCCACTCCAACTACATCTCCATTATCAGCTTTAAATAAAAGTTGTGCCCCGTTATTTAAGTATTTTAACTCTACCTTTAACCCCTCTTTTAAAGCTTGTTCTAATATCTTTTTTATTTTATCTCTGTAATACATTGGATCATCTTTTCTGAATCTCATCATATTCCCCCTAAACTACAAACTTTTTCTCGCCATCATCATTCAATCTATAGACTCTAACACCCTTTTCTTTAGCCATTTCTATTAGTTGTATTGAACTTAATTCGCCTGTGTAGTAATTATCTACAAAATCTAAAAACTTAAGGTCTGAAATCTCTTTGCTTAAATTCTCAAAAACTTTAGATGAAAACTTATTTCCTAATGGTTTATGATCCGGATTTTTCTTTGTAGCATAACCAGCGTAAGCCTTATATCTTGCTAATTCTTCTGGATAATCTGTATTTAATTCATCTCTGTAGTAAGAAATCATCTTGCATAAAGTACTAGTGGATACTCCATATTTCTCACCGAATGCCCCTAGGCTTCCTTCTTCTACAACTTCTCTCATTACAAATCTAACTCTTTCAATGCCTTTGTATTTATCTTTAATTTCTTTCCACTTTTCACCACCTAAATGTCTGATTTTCTTTGTATTTCTTCCTCTGGCCATATAGGTGTGTTCCTTAAATTCTTTGTAAGTCTTTGGATATGCAGCCTTTAGTTTTTCAGCATGATAATTTATCGCTGATGATACATTCGAGTGTTCAGTTCCATATTTTCTCGCTATAGCTTCATAAGTTCCATATTCGATATATTCCTCTGCTAAAAACTTAGCTAATTCTATTTTTTTATACTTCTTTTTTAACTCCTTCCAAGCAGTTGACATCTCTCTATCCTCCTAAAATTTATTTTTCCCACAGATAATCTATAAACTCCAAGTAATCATTTAATAACTTGTCATCAAATTCATCTAAAGGTGCTTCACTCATTCCTATTTCTTTTTCAGATTCTCTTATATACTCCCTATAAGTTTGAGTATTTTCACAATCTTCACAATCGCATATTCTTTTATCTAGTTTCTTTTGAGTTAACATTCTTAACCCTCCTAAAATTTATCTTGCAAGTGTAGATATAACCTTTTGGCAGTTTCTTGCCTAATAGTTTTATTCACATCTTCCAACTTACAATTAACCTCTTTTATTTCATACCCACACATGGCTATATTCTGAGATAATGTTCCTAAGGCTTTCTCATTAAATTGTGCTACTTCTTCTAAATTTGCATTTATTATCTGTGCTTGTCCTCCCATATGCACTTCATTCGCTCTAATTTGCCCTTCTAAGCGATTTAATTTGTTATTTAGAGTATTTATACTCATTATAAGTAAAGTTGCTTGTAAACCTAATAAGACTAATATTAATACTAAATCCATTTTTACTCCTCCAAACTATTATTCAATGGTTTTAAATACTTAATTGTTTCTTTATGAACTTTCTTAATAGCCATATCTTTTTGTTTATCTGTTAAAAAGTAAAAACAACCCATAATATACGCTTTTCTTAATCTCTCAACAAATTCTGCGTCATTTCCAAAAGTAAAACCTTGTTTATTTGCTTGTTTTTCAAGTTCACCGCTCAATGCTCCATAGCTAAATCCTACTTCAATTTTCATCTTCCTACCTCCTAATTTCTCTAACTTGTATATATCCACAGTCAATGTCGCATTTGTTGAAGCAAGTCTTATAATGCTTTCTCTGAACTAAAAAGTAACTTCCTTCATCTGCTAAAACTGTACCTTTAATCCTCTGTTCTCTATTTGTATCTTCTTTAGTTGTAAAGATGTATTTGTGGCCAACCTTGATTTCACTGGATTTCATGGTTTTTACCTCCTTGTTTCTTGAATTGTTCATTAACTCTTTATTAAAATTTCTTCAATTTCTTTTAAGGTTTTGGCTTCACAAACATACTCTCCATTTTCTTCTTTTACACACACCCAAGACATAGCCTTTAATTGATAGCTATATTCTTTCCAAAACACAACTCCATATTTTTCTTTTAATTGCTTTCTTGTTATCATTTTTAACTCCTTAACTGGTGTATAATATCTACAAACTACTTCCTACTTCCCAATCGGAAACAACATCTTAGTATGCACATTGTAAAATATATATTCAAAGTCCGTTTCTCTCTCAAATAAGAAGTCTTGTGGGTTGTAGCCCTCATCTGTTAAAAACTCCTTATGCTTTCTTTGTAGCTTTTTAGGATGCTTCATGGTTATCCCCCTTTACTGAAATACTAGTGGTTCATTATATTTGCAACAGCTTTCCATATCTTCAGCTAGATACACTGCCATATCTCTGTACCACTCTTTATCACTATCTCCGCATTTCTCCCATGTTTTAGTTATATCTCTTAGCCTTGGAGCAATCTTGCCACATCTTTTAGGAGTTATATGCCCATCACAATCAGAATGGTCTAATAGCCATTTAATATCATCTTTCATTTCTTTAAAGGATTTATCTCCTCCGAATCCTTCAAAATCATTTAGGTTATATCCTATTTCTTTTGCTAACATTTCTCTAAATCTACTAAATCCACCATATGAAAAACTTACACTTCCAACATCTAATCCCATTTCTATTCCCCCTCTATCTCAATCTATAATTATTACCTTGTCCCTTAATCTCGACTACATAACCCTTGCACATTTCATAAATTCGACTTCCTATGGCTTCATCAAAATCTAATAACTTCGCCTGGTCGCATTCTGTACTGATTATCATTGGTAAACAATTAAGGTATCTGTAGTTTATTAACTCAAACATTATATTTACATCTGATTCTGTTATTTTGCCTTTAAATAGATCATCAATAAGCAGTACTTCTGCCTTTTGGTATTTAGCTAAAGTTTTCTTGTAATATTCTTCATCCAACATATTTTGTTTAAGGCTAGTTATTACATCTCTATAAGGCATATAAACCACCGCAACTTCTTTTTTCTTTAGTAGGTTATTAGCCAATGCAAGACTTAAATGTGTTTTCCCACACCCACTTTTACCACTTAACAATATTGAGTTATTCCTATCATTTTTGATATTATCGAACTGTATAAGGTAACTTGTAACTTTGTCCTTCATATCTCTAATACTGTTATTCCATGGTTCAAAGTTTCTGAATGTCTTATCTATATCATTTACGCTAATTCCACTTTGTTCCCATATCTTTTGTACTTTAGCCATCTGCCTACATTTGCAAGGCTTGTATAAGTCGTAGCCTTTATCGTCTTTAGATACTGTAAACCCTGTATCGTTGCATATTTCACATTTAGTCGAACTCTCCGTTTTCTTCTGCCCTTCGGAGTTCTTCTGCGGTTGGGGCTCCTGGTGCGATAATGTCGGCTTGTCTTTTAACTCCTGTATAGTTTCTAGTATTCTCTGTATTGGTGTTATTTCCATAACTGCCCTCCTTTATCTCAAATACTCCTTTCCATGAGTTCATAATGCTTTGCTCTAGCATTGCTATTCTTATGCCAGGACTATCATCATTTAGAGATAGCTTGTCTAGTTTATTCAACATTAATTTAAGTGCATTACTTGTCATTGGTGACCTAATAGCCTTTCGCATTTTGATAAATTCATAAATTGTATTCCTTAGCTGCAAATCATCTGTATAAGATTCTATAAGCAAATCAAACTCAGTTTTCTTTTTTTCTTTTTTTATATTCTTATCTTCTTCTCTTTCTCTTTCTTCTTCTCTTTCTTTATCTGTTGCGTTACCCTCCGTTACTGTAGCGTTACATGTAACGTTACTAGGTAGAAACTTCTGTTTTTCTCTGCATTTTGCCACTCTTCTGCGTGTTTGTTCTCTTATTTTTTCGAGTCCTTCTACATTTTGGTGTTCTTCCCAACCTGTAATGAATAATGTTTCTTCGCTTTGCAATATCATATTTAATCTGCTTAATGATCCTAGTGCTAAATTGATAGTACTTATCTCGAAATCAAATTCAGCCGCTAATATTTCCGGAGTATAAGGGATATTTTCAGTTAGAAATATATATCCATTGCTATTACATTTACCAGCCTTGGCTAGTAGCATTACCCATATTAAAATAATGTTGTTACCTTCGGGAAGTGTCCGTAAATACTTGATTTTTGAGTTATCAAACATATCCGTATTTATCCTAATCCACTTAACATCTGCCATCACTTCTCACCTTCCGACCAGTTTGTATCTTCTAGCACATCTTTAATTTCTTGACAATATTTGTGGAATCCGCAGTTATCGCAATCATTGTCACAAACATCTTTGTCTTGTCCCATCATGCCTTTGTGCCACTCTCTCATAATGTTGAATATCTGTTGCCTTTTCTTGTTGTAGGCTTTTGTATTACTTACACTAGTATTACAAGCGTTACACTTATTACTGCGATATTTGAACTCTCTAAGGCTTTTCTCCTTGTGGCATACATTACATACCTTAGTAGTCTTAATCAACGATTTCGACCTCCTCAAAGGTACAACTTACTTTCACTACCTTGAAACTTATATCTTTTCTAAAGTTTTCAGTAAAGTCTTTTGCATCCCCTTCTGTATAAAATCTAACACCTTCTAAGATGTGATCTGTATTATCTCTCATGAAGTTTGAATTTAAGAACTTATTATCAATAATGATTGTATAAAATACATTGTTAGTCATATATTTCAACCTCCTCGAACCTGTAAATCTCTGCTGAGAAGTCCCTAGAATGTACATAACTATTTAACATGTAGTACTTACCATCTTGTAATTGTGGACTATACAATCCTTTATCACCTATGATTTTCTTCCATATACGACCTGTTTTTACTTTTACCATTCTAAAATCATCCCCTTCTCTGCGACATTAACAACCTTATTTGTAAGTTCTTCTATCTCTCTCTTGAATAGGTCTTTATCTCCATTTCTTTCACTAGCATGAAGTAGTGTGATATCTTTGGCATTGCTTAAATCCCATTTGCTTAGATAGCCTTTTAGATTTTCTAAACTCATATGGCTTGTAATTACTCTCTCTTGTACATTTTCATTTTCTAAGATAAGGCTTTCGGCATAATTGCACTCGATTAGAATGTGATCCACATCATTAAAATTCTTATCCAGTTTATAGGTGTCTGTAGCAAATAATATTTTGCCTATTTCTCTATGACTTATTAGGTAGCCAACACAAGGGCATTCACTATCATCATTGTTAGTATGGTACACATCAAAAGGTTGAATTAAGAAATTTCCTAGCCTAAATAACTTGTATCCTCTTTTATCCTCTTCTAATACCTCTATTCCTTCCGTATTTGCCCCTATTTCAGCTTTAACTTGCTTAGAGGTATAAATACTTGTCTTATCTAAAATCTTCTTGTGGCTTTTGCCTAGGTGGTCTTTGTGTGAATGTGTAATTAAACACCCAACTAGGATTTTATTTTTAGATATACCTTCTTTAATGTTTTTATAGGCAACCCCACAATCTAACATTAAGCTTTCTTTCTCTGTTTCTAAGATGTAACAATTTCCCTTACTACTACTTCCTAGGATTTTTAATTCTGCCATTTACTCACCTTCTTCGACGATTTCAGCATCTTTATATTCTGCAAAAGGTATATTTAAATCCTCGGTTTCAGTTTCTTGAATTTCTTCCTTAACCTCTTCTATAGTGCTTTTAATTTCTTCCTTCTTGTCCATTACCTTCATTTCGTCCTCGACATATAACCCACTTAGTTGAGTTGGGAAGGCTTCACGTAGTGCCTGTACTATTGCAACTTTTCTTATCATAGTAAGTGGCATTGACTTCCAAGTACTTTGACTTTTGTTATACTCTTCTAGGCTTACCATAGCTTTTACTGGATGCTTTTTATCCTTAACATAGACTTCACACCATCCACCTATTAAAGTGTCTTTAGGTAGCTTAAATGAACCTTCTTGTTCTACTATCTGCCCTTCTCTAAGTAATATCACACCAGCCTTAAAGCCTTCGTAGTTCTTGTCCTCTTCTGCCCTTCTCATAAATGCACCTTTACCAACTAATTGCTGTGCTGCTTGATTACCGAACTTTACAAGATAAGCTTCATTATTGAATGGATCAAGTTTATTATGACTACACCACATCATGAAATTAACTGCTTCACTAGGTGTAATATCTCCGTTTCCTCTAGTTATGAATTGCTTAACGATATTTTGAGTTAGTTTGATTTCATTTCCACCAACTTCGTATACTATTTCCTTTTCCTCTTTTTTAGCTACTGCTTTGTTATCTGCCATCTATATTCCCTCCTAAACTTCTTACATAATCTAATGCTTTCTTAATACGTTGTTCCGCATCTTTTTCAATAAAACTTATATTGTCAAAATAAATTGTTTTCAATTTACCAAACCTATAACTATAGTGAGAAACTGCAATTCTGTAGTTGCTTACATTAATATCTACACCGTGAGTTTCTAGTGCTAATTTAGCTAATTCCAAACACGCAGCTTTTATATTTTCATTCATTTATTCTTCCTCACTTTCTACTGGTATAAATCCATCTTCTAATGGTGATGTATAAGTGATTTCGTATTGTTTTATATCAAATGTGTACCCTGTATTTAACATTCATCAAACCTCCATATCGTTTTACCTGTCCTTGTGTCATATATCTCTCCGTTGTCAATATCGGTGTTCCGTGATAATATTAAGTCAAGTATATTTTTATTTTGGTGCAATGCTATTCCCGTAGCTAAGCACCTATTTACTTTTGTACCCTGGGCGTCTTTTCTTATGCATTGCATCTTTTCTGCCATAGTTGCTTTGCCTTTCGTAGATATACACATCTGCTTCATTCTTCTCAACCTTCTTTTTAGTTGGTTTTACAAGTCCTAAATCCCTACAAGCCATACTCACAAATTGGCTTTTGCTTAATTTAATTTCCATGACTCACTCCATCCTTCAAAGTTTCAAATTCTTCTATAATAGGTTTGAAATACTTTTCTTCGGCTTCTTTACGTGCTTTGATGGCATCTTCTTTATTGTCAAAACAGCCTAAAGCAATTTCTCTAGATTGGAATTGTATCCTTGCCCTCCATTTGCCTATATCCTTTCTATAACCAACTCCTTTAACTCCACTATTATTTGTCTTAAGTAATTTTCTACTTGAAATACTCCCGATTCTAGTCCTTTTAAATCTATCGGCTTGACCATTTTCCTTTGCTTTTTCTCTAGCAACTTCTTTTTGGAAACATCCACAACTAGTTGTAGTACCCTTGTTAAGCCCTCCAGATAGGCAAGTTATTTCATTTCCACAATCGCACTTACATAAATACAATCTATCGTGATTTTTTCTATTTAATCTTTTTATAACTATAAGCCTTCCGAACCTTTTACCAGTTAAATCCTTTGCCACGCTTTCACCCCCCTAGTAAAGCTTATCTGCTATTAGATAAAGTAATCCGAATACAATTAATCCTACTAATATGCTTTTTAATAACTCTTTTAGGTCTTTCTTAAACTTCATTATCTTCACAATTTTTAAATACTTCCCTAGCTTTATTAAGAAGATTTAAGCACTCTGGACACAAATCTAAACCAAGTTCGCTTACTAAGTTCTCAGTTTCGCCACAACAGTAGCAACCCTTCACATACTTTCTTAAGATAACTTCATCCTCATTTACAAATATCTCTAGTGGTGTACCTTCATTAAATCCTAGTGTTTTTCTTAACTCTTTTGGTATTACTACCCTTCCTAATTGGTCTACATTTCTTACTACGCCTGTTGCTTTCATGATTAACATTCCTCCTCTTTCATTATTTGTTTTTGCTTCCATCCTTTACACTGCATGTTATAATTGCAATCTTTTATAATTCTTATATCCCAGTCATCTCCAAAGTCTGATTCACAAATCGGATATGGTGGATTAGGTACGCCTATGCAATCCCACTCAGTGTCATTCTCCCATCCATCAAAATTTGAGCAAGTAAAACAATTTTTTAGTTTAGGGTCAAATTTGCATTTATGTCTTGTAGTTCTAAATAGTTTCTTACAATACTGACACTCATATACCATTCTTTCTATCAACTACATCACCTCCTTAAAACTAATTTGATTATTAACCTGTACTATTTCATCTAGTAATACTGTAGGTGCTTTGTAACTAGTGATTATTTCTATCGCTTTACTTAGTTGGTTTCTTTTAATAGCTTCATATCTACTCACTCCGAACTCTCTTTTAAGCTGATGCTGAATATCTGCATATACTCGCCCTCTGAGTGAGTTATCCTTGTAAGCTGGTGTCTTATATCCTCCTAATGTTTTAATGCCTGTACGTCTAACTAAGGCTTGTAATTCCTTGCACTCGATATTGAATAGTGGCATGTTATCCTCTAGTGCTTCAACCTTGCTACTTACTTCATTAATCTTCTGTTCTTGTTCTTCCAAAATTTGAAGTTGCAACTTTAATTGTTCTTTTGGTGATAATATTTTTTTAGATTCGCTTTCAATGTACTCTTGCATTTCTTCAAATCTATCCATGTATCTATCTGTAAATAAATTCCCTTTAGTTCCTGTTGTCTTATGTGCTAAAAACTCGCATCCTCTTTTAGTGATCTTAAATTCTCTATTCATCTTTCCACTATCATCTTTGTAATGGTCTTTTGTCCAATATTTACTGAACCCAATTTTGGACTTAGTAAAATCCTCATTAATACCATCTATTTTCCTTAACAAATGTTTGTGTTCTACTTCCATCATTTCAGCTACTTCTCTGCTGCTTAATTTGTTTTCTAATTTATTCATTACCCCATCCTCCTTATTTTTTACTATCAATAAATTTTAGGTTCTTGGCTTAAAAGTTTAATTAATTCCGATATTTTATTGGTTACTTCTTTTGTAAAAGTTTCATCTAAATTAATATTAATATAAATTTTTGATTGCTCTTCAATTGGTACTTCTTGATTAACCACTGGTATACCAGCTAAATCTTCAACTAATTTAATTTGTGTGTCTGTAATAATTACTGAGGTGTATGGATTGTAATTTTCCTTTAAATAATCAACTATTGGTTTACACGCTATTTCCAAATCTTTTAAATCTTTAATATTCATTCTTAATTCCTCCTTAAATTTTTTACCCTCCATAGAGCTGATTTAATAATTTACCCACCTAGGTGCAGTTTGAATAATTTAACCTACTAAAACTTTTATGTTAGTCAATCTATCTTTTAAGTTCATGTTTTCATTTTCCAACTCTTCGATTTTTCTTTCTAACCTTCTTCTCTCGAGTGGAGATAGTGGATTTATTTCTTTTAAGGTTTCGATTTTAAGTACTTCTTCCATGTAATAACGTGGTACTTTAATATTTGGATTTCTAGTTAAAACTCCATCATTTTCATAGCTAATAATTGTATTAGGGCTATCAAAATCCCATCTTTCGGCTAAATTATTTCTGCTTATTAAGGTTTTTTCACTTTCCATGGTTACCTCCTAGCTTGTTTATTTATTTTTGTTTTTTTATTTTTGACACAATTAACGTCATTTGTTTGTAAAAAAAATTTAAGATTTTCAAATTCTTGAATGAGTTCTTTTTTTATTTCTTCCATTCTTTAATTCTCCTTTTAATTATTTCTTCATTACTAACTCCATAAAGTTCAGCTAAAGTTGGTATGAACTCTGTAGGTAGAGTGACTTCGCCATTTTCTATTCTCGCTAATCTATCTCTACTTATGCCTAATTGATTTGCTACAAATGTAGCAGTTATTCCTTTGCTTTTTCTAAGTTGCTTCATTGTGTTTCCTCCTTCCGATAAATTTATTATGCCACAATTAACGTCATTTGTATAATCCGATTTATGCCTGTATTTTCCTATATTGAACCATTTAACTAAAATAGCTTTGTCGAACTCTTCATTACGTTAAATTACTACATTTTAGTTGTAATTCACGTCAATTGTGGTTATAATAATAACCGAGGTGTATAATATGTTAAAAAATAAAGTTAAAGAAGTAAGAAAAGAAATGGGATTGACTCAAGAAGAAATGGCTAAAAAATTAAATATAAGTAGAAGTTACTTAGGGGATATAGAAAGAGGAAGGTTAAAAGGTACTAATGTAAAGATAATTTCTAAACTATCAGATGTAACAGGAAAGCCAATGGAGTATTTTTTAGGCAAGGATGTAAAGGTAAGACAATACGATATTTTGGATTCTGCTATAGATTTATTAATAGAAAAAGAACTTATTGATACTAATGGAGATATTAAAGATGAAACTTCAAAAGAAATATTATGGAACATATTAAAGAAGGAAATTCAACTTAAAATTAAAAATAGGGAATAGCTTTTAACTATCCCTTAAATGTTTTTTTATTAGTTCTAAAAGTTCAATTAATTCATTTTTAATATCCTCCATAACAAACTCCCCCTCAATATCTATATTTTAACTTGATAATTACATAATTTCAAGAACGATTGTTCGCAAATTATAGCGATTTTACAAAATAAAGGGAATTTTTCATAAATGATAGGAGGTTTCAAATGGAATATAATATTACTTATAGGCAAAAAGATAAAGGATGGCAATTTATTATTAGCTACAAAGATAACAATGGTAAATGGAAACAAAGAAGTAAACAAGGTTTTAAAACTAAAAAGGACGCTAAACCTGTAGCAGATAAAATGCTAGATGAAATTAGAGATAAGATGGCTTTAAATACGCCTGTAGAATTTGAGAACCTTACATTTAAAGAGTTTTCAGATATGTTTTTAAAAAACGTAAAAGCAAGTTTAGAGCAAAACACACTTAATGGGTATAAAACTACAATATTAAAATTTAAAGACTTGAATGACATGGATATGGCTAAAATAATGCCTATACACATACAAAATATAGTTAATGACATGACAATAACCAATAAAGAAGGCACTATAAAGACTTATATACAAAGGTTACATTCCTTATTTAAGGTGGCAATAGAGAAATATAGCATTATAAATAAAAACCCAGTTACCAAAATAAGATACAAAAGCAGTGTGATTACAAGAGAACGTATGGCTTTAAGTAGTAATGAGAGTAAAGATTTATTATCCAAAATAAAGAACAGAAATTACTACACTATTACATTATTAGCTTTAGAATGCGGATTAAGAATAGGCGAGATTATAGGATTAACATGGAATGATATCAATATGAAGGATAGAACTATAAATATAAATAAGCAATGGAAAGTTATTAATAATGGTGGCTATGGTTTTGGCAGTACTAAAAGCAAAAACTCTAAAAGGATAGTTCCTATGAGCAAAGAAGTTCATAAGGCTTTGGGAAATTTTAAAATTAGAAATATGGATGGTAGAATATTCGATTATAAAAACACTAGTGCTATTGCTTGTGATTTGAGAAAGTTATATGCTAAAAAAGGTTATAAAATAACAGTACATGAATTAAGACATACCTTTGCTACAAATTCGCTCGGTAATAAGGGCATGGATTATAAAACTGTGGCTAAATTGATGGGTCATGATATAGGGCAGACAATGAGAACTTATTCCCATGTAACTGACGAAATGTTAGAGAGGGCTTTTGACTTAATCAAAAACTCATAATTTTTTTATTTTTTATTTTTGACGAATTTTTGACGAATTTAAATAAATCCTTAGAAATTCAACGCTTCAAGGTATATACCTCGATTTGTTTATAAAATTTAAAACGAAATGAACTACTTTTATTTTCTTAACATTCCTTTATGAAT